CTTGGACGAGGCGGATGCAGAGGTGGGCGAGGTAGGCGGTGTATTCAGATAGGGAAAGGTCGCGGTCGGGTGGGCAGTCGTTTTCGCGGGTGTGCTCCCAAAAGCAGTCGAGGCGGCCTTGACCTGAGATCAAGCCTTGGTGATAAAAATTGCGGTACTGCTGCTGGAGCGATGTGACGTCAATGGTTTCGCGCTGAGTGGTTACCTCGTAAGAACGGATTTGGGCGATGCAACGGGAGGTGTTATCGCGGGATGTAACGCGTATTCGCTGGCAGCTGCTGGGTTCTACAAGTTGTAAAGCATTGTTTTTGTCCCCCTCGATTGCGGCGTTGAAGTCGTCGTAAAGACGGATTCCGCCGATGGCGTCGACGTTGACGTAGCCAAGCCAGTCGGGATAGTCATGGTTTTCAACGAGTTCTAGGGGACGATCGCTTTCGGCAACTGTTGGGTCGCATGAGCCGACGCGTTCTATTTCAATCTTGTCTCCTGTAATCAGACTGAGAGACGCACCAAGGAAGCTGAAGCGGCGGGCATCAACGTTGACATCTTCAGGTTCAATACGGGTGAAAAACGACGCACGCTCTTGGTAAGGCTCCACAGCTCCTTGCCGTTGGAGTTCAACGTGACCACTTTCGCCGAGATAGATCGTCATCCGTAAGTGCTGAACTCGCTTTCAACAGCGGCGCCGTCGGACTCGAAGGTGATGTCAGCAGACAAAACTTCACCGACAGACATCGTCATTGTGAAGTTAGTAATCCACGCTTGAATCCAGACGTAACGGCGTTCGTGTCCTACATCTGGAGTGGCGGTGTCTTCGTTCCCGGCAATGTTGTATTGGTGGTCACTGCGTCCGCTGCGGTCGCGGTCAACTTGAAGACGGAAAGCAACCTTGCCTGAGCGGATTGTTTGACCTAGATCTCGCGCACCAGGGCTTTGGCCGGGTGAACCGTCGCCGACATTGTTGTACGGTTTCATGATCCTTTTCAGGATGTCGTCAGCGCCCCAGGTGCTGTTACTGTCGTTTGAGTAGTAGAAAAGAGAACAGCTGCCTGACAGGCTGCGGACACCGTCAACCAAAGTGCGGTCGGTGTCGCCTAAAGCTGTGGTTTCGAGGACGGCTTGGCTTTGTGAAAATGACCAGTTGCGGACTTTGCCCAGGGTGTGGAATGCGTTCCCCTGCCTGATTAGAAGCTCCCCGTCTAATCCAGAGTAGTAAGCCATCCCGCCTAGACAGTTCTTTACGACCTAGTCTAATCCGCCGTCTAAAAACGCCGTAAACTCACACGTCACTGTGCAAGTGTTTCTATTGACGGAACGCACCACGGGAGGTGATGAGAAGCGATACTTCAAACCGGAGGGACCTTCGGGTTTATTTGTTCGGCCACTCTCCTTGTGATATTGACGAATATCAGTGTCGGGTGGGTAAGTATTTCCTGAGTAAGGCGCACCAGGAGTCCAGTAAGTGCTTTCGTAGTAGACGTGGTAATTTTCGGTGTATTCACTGCCGCTTACATACTCTGTTGGGTTAACAAACCCGTCATTCATGGCGGTGCCGTCAAAGAACACATAGTCCCAGGGTCCGTTGACTTCTTCGTAGCAACGGATGATGCGGCTGGCCTCTAGGTCGGAGATGTTCTGGAACGTCAAGCGGAGGGTGGAGTTGACACGGCGGTTGCCGAACTTGATTGCGACGCTGGCGCCGTTTTGTGCTTGGAAAATGTTCTGCGGAAACTCCCCAGGGCTGTACTCCCTAGCCGTTGGCTTGATTCTTGGGAATGGAATTGGGTTGCCTGCCATGAGTTAATTCTACGAAGGCATGATGTTGTTGATAATGAAGTCGCGGTCGTCGTCCCAGCCCGTCATCACTTTGAGTTGACCCTGACCGCCGATGGGCATGTGCGTTCCAGTGACGGTGACGAAGCCTTCCTCGCCGATGGAGATGGTGTCCACCTTGTAAATGCGGTCGGTCGTAGTACTGCTGACCACAGCAAAGACGCAACCTCGGAAAGCGTTGCTCGCTTTGCCGCCACTGCTGATGGTTAAATTGCCGGTGCGGATGAAGCTGTTGGTGGCGGAGTCTTTAGTGAAGGTTGGGTTCCAGTAGTAGACCTGCGTCCCAGAGCTAATTTCTTGAGACGTCTGGACTATGCCGTCTTGGGTGACGTGGCCGGTGGCGAAGCGGTCGGGGTGGCACAGGTGAGACACCACGCGGATGTAGTCACCAGGCTCCACGTTCATCATTGACTGGGGCGTGGTCTGGAATTCGATCACGTGGTCGATCCACTGCCTTGCCTTCAGTGCGTATTTGGCGAAGTTCAGCGCTTGGCGGCGGCTGGTGCAGAACTGCGTTAGGTCGAAAGTTTCAACGGCGAGGTCGTTCGGGTAACGCTCCAGCCGCACATTCATGGTGCGGGTCTGGGGGAATTGGTTGATGCGTTCTTCGCGGTAGAGAACCTCGATTTCAGACAGTTTGCGCTCTTCAGGTGGCAGTGTGGTCACCTTCATCTCGCGCATGTTGCCGTCGGTGAAGAGGGCCTTCACTTCGGGGATGGCGTCGTCGTTGGTCTTGATTGTTAAGTCGCTGTTGTACGGAACAGTGGGGCTGAGTCCGAACTTGCCGCCCTTCATCGTGAAGTCGAGTAGGCAGTAGCTGGCCTGTTCGTGGATGAATTCGCGGAGGTTGACGCGTTCGTCAATCACACCGTCCCAGTAGTACTGGTTGGCGCGGCAGAAGTCGGCAGCCAGACCGAAGCTTTCTTCGTCGATTTGGTCTTTGCTGATGACACCGCCCGCTCCAGTGACACGGTTAGTCAGGAGGAAGTAGGCGATTTCGGGGAAGATGTTGGAAGCGGCTGCTTCGGATTTGATGCTTCCGAGCTTTTTGATTCGCAGTCCCTTCTGGTAGTAGGCGGACAGTTGGGCGAGACTGGTCAGCTGCTTGGAGCTATTGAGGGTGAAACCCAAGGAGGCTAGATAGCGGTAGTTGCCGTGGTTGTCTTGATCTGGGGCGAGGATGATCTCGTTGACGTAGGTGACGCGGTGCTCTGGACGATCCTTATGGGATGAAGATTCGGTATTGCGGTGGTAGTAGTCGGTGATCATGCTCAGCGGAGCGGTGTCGCCAAAATCCCACCAGCCCGGATCGATGCCGTCGACTTCAGAAATGACTTGACCTTTCAGTTCGATACGGAAGTCGGGGTCAGGGATCTCAGCGATGCGGACTAGGTTGCCGTCCTTGTATCCTTCGCCTTTGTTTTTAATCTCCCAGTCATAGGAGCCGTCCTTGTATTTCTGGAGAGTAAAGGTTAAGCCCGTTCCAGAGCCGCCGACTGCTTTGACGGTTTTGGCTGCACCGTCGGGTGATGCATCGGTGATGCGTTTCTTCCGGGAGATGTAGTAATAGACGACTTCGTTGCCTGCTGGGCTACCTGCCTTGCGGTACACCTCAGATCGAGGTTGATAGCGGATGTTGATGTCGTTGGGGAAGTTGCCTGCGTTGGCACAGGAACTGTCGAACTTGGTCTGGTACGCCACCAGCTCCTCGTCCGAAGGCTTTTCTTCGCCTGGGAATTCTTTGTCGCCGACCTTGACGCCGTTCCAGAAATAAACGAAGCGTTGCTTGTTTTGATCGCGAAGGATCCGGCGAAGGACCATGTCGCGCTTGCAGTCGTTATTAAATCCAGGATTGCTGTAGGTCGGTCCTGTGTAGGCGGGATTTCCACTTGTTGGATCGTTGACCCATTGGCCGGTGCCGAGTTCTTCCTTTGGTTTCCAAGTGGATGGGTTGGTGCTGGTGATCTTGTACTCAGCGTTTTTGGCGCCTTCCTCTCCTTTGATTGATTCCTTGTTTGTTACGGCACCATCTTCTTTGATCGTGATCGACCGTCCTTCAAACCAGACCTCGAAGTTGGCTGGTGGGTCAGAGACACGGGTATGGCTGTACGAACCAGTGGGTCTGACGTCGAGGCCAGTCTTAGCGTCAAGTAAGTAGATCTTCTTGTTGTTGTTTTTGTGGCGATACCAGGCGAGCTTGCTTGGGTAAGGACGCATGCGGAATTCGTATTGGCCCCGGGGGTGGTAGATGCGGATGGCGTTAAATTGTTCGGTGGGGGTGTTGCCCTTGACTGCAAACGTTCCACCGCCGTTGATGTTGTCGCTCCAGGTGGTGTCGCCTTGACGGCGGACTTGGATGTGGAAGAACGAGTAGCGGGTGACGTAGGCGTCCATTCGCCCGATGTCGTAGGTGCCGCCAACGTCGTTGTTTTCAAGCTCTGTAATCAGTTCTTCGCCAGGGAAGTTGTTGACATTGGCGCCCTGGAACCGCTTCCAGACTGTGCTGCCAATGCCAATCTCAGTGCAATCGCATGCCACATTGTTTGAAATGACGGCTTCGCTAAAACGTTGGATCTGGTTGGATTTACCTGGTTCGATCCAGTGGGGAACGGTTAGGTAAGCAGGCTTGCTGGTGTCGTCGCGTTCGGAATCCGCTCTCTTGGGGACTGTAGGAGGCGCTCCAGAGCCGTCGTCTAGAAGGCGGAATTTGCAGGTGATGGTTTTGCTGTCTGGATCGAAGGGGCCTTGGCTCTTGGATTCAAGGATCCCTAGTTGGTTGTTGAGGAGGTACATATCGCCCTCGTTGAGAGCGGCGTCAATCGCGAAGCGCTGCTGGTTGACTTGGTTGCGAATGTCTTCGCCGGTGACACCTTCGCGTGCCTCGAAGAAGACTTCTTCCTTCCATTCGTCATCTTCTTTGTTTAGTTCGTAGATGGCTTGAGTGCCGCTGACGCTAGTGATGGCGCCGTATAGAGGGAAGGCAGCGTCGATTTTCTGGCGGAGGCTGCGGATGCGATCCTTTTCCTCTGAGCGAGCAGCATCGGGAAGGATATACATCTGGAAGTCGATCTTCCAGAAGTTGCCGTTGGGCATAGGGCTGTAAAGCCCAAACTCATTCTCGTTGCCGGGGTTACGCGCTCCAGAGAATGCTTTTTGGAATGTGGCCTCGCTGCTAGTGGGGTGCCAGTACACACGAGACGGGTTGCCGACGGGTGGTGTAAAGGTGTAGTCGGAATCCTTGACGCTGTATTGGTCGTCTTTGCTGAGTGGACCGTCGTTATTCTTGCCTTCGGTTATTAGTTCGCCCTTGAAGTAGGCAGCGACGCGGCCGGGGTTGTAGTCACGTACCAGCTGATCGCCGAATGCCAGGCCGTCGTAGTCGGGGCGGCGACGGAACAGTTGGTTTTTGTTGCCGCAGAATCCTGCGACAGAGATGACACGGAGGCGTTGTCCACCACCAAGTGAGGACAACAATGAGAATGTCAGCAGGCTGTTGGCGCGGGTGCCGCCACGCAATACGGCCTTGTCGGCATCCTCTTGTTGGGATTGGGTTGCGGGAACTTGGTCGGCAAAAACTAGGGGGACGGTTTGGCCAAGACGTGCCAGCTCTTGGACGGAGTCGAAGCCGAAGGTAGGGGTGAAGCGGTTAGGACCAATTTGGTCGGGGCGCTTGATGTCGATGCGTTCGTCGCTGCTGGAACGTGGCTTGGGTTGGAGAAGGACAGCCGCTGCGGTTAGAGCAAGACCGACGACTAGCTGGACGATTGCCAGTGTGGTCGTTAACTCAGCGCGAACGTCGGGGACGTTTTCGTAGCCATCGCGCTCGATGACGGTGGCTTCTGCTTCAGCTAAAAATTCGAAATATTGATCAGCGGTAATCCCTACTGTGTTGCACAGCTCTGCTTCGAAGGGAAGTAAATCGCGTCGACCGCTAAGGCCGTGACCGCCGTCCACGTCACCTGGGTTCCTAGAAAAACTAGACATCCGTCGTACCAGTAACCACCCAGGCAGAACCCATAATCGGTCCTACACAAGACAACTGAGCCCATCTTAGGTTCATTGATAATGTCGCCCCAGAGGGATAGTTGTTCGTGGAAGACTGAATAGTCTTTGCGGCGGATGCGGCGATACCACGATCGTTGGGCGGGGGGCATGGTATAGCCGTAGTGTCCAACAACGTGACGCGCCAGGCTGAGGCAGTCGGCTGCGCCGTGGCGCTCGGGGTCGGCACCTAGGCGGTAAGGCATTCCGACTAAGTCGACTGGGTCGATCACACGCGGACGCGACCGGTGACGGGGAGTTGGCCGACGTTGACGCGGTTAAGGCTGTAGTTCGGAGCCAGGGAGTTCACTGCGTCGATAGCGCTGCTCAACACGATTTCGAGGGTGTCGGCGCTGTAGCTCATGGCGGCGGCGACCCAGGTTTCGTCGGTGATCACTTTGACGGGTTCGTAAGTTGTGGGGTTCATTGCCATTAGCACTGCCCTCACTGTCATTGGGATGCGCTCAGCCTCGGTTGGGTCGATGGTTTCGGTCATCTCGACCGCGTGTTGCATGCTGATCTCATTTGGAGCCATGGCCAGACCAGCGGTAATGTTGTCGCCGTTGCGATTGACCGTCCCACCCTGGTAAATGAAAGGGATGTATTCGTAGGTGCGGGTGTCGCCTTCGACTTTGTTGGTGACGTAGGTCGTTTTGATGGAGCCGTCGGTGTTACGTCCCAGGGCATTGTGAAAACGTTTGTAGACTTGACCGTTGCGGCCGTCGCGGACGACGAGGAAGACGGCTAAAGCTTCGACCGACATCAGAGACCCAGTTGCTTGCGGCGGCTGCGGCTATTGCGCAGTGATGACATCACCCTAGTCTCGCCGGACTTGGCGCCCTGTTTGGCGGCAGCGGCCATGCCCTGTTGGAATTGAGCAACCGTGATGTAGTCCTCCCCGGCGATCGTGGTTGAGGTGTACTCGATCTTGATCGGTTGGTCGGGGCGTGTTGGGGTGTTGTCTTGGTAGGTGTAACGATCCAGTGCCATCTGGCTGTCGGTGTTGTTGACGACGCGGCCGTTGGTTTGGGGGACGAAGACTTCTGGTCCTGTTTCGCCGACGAGGTAGGGGCGATCTGCCATTGCCGTTCCACCGCCAGCGAGACCGGGTAGTGGGGGCGCAGCAGGCCATGCGGGCGCTCCAAGAGTGGGAGTGCTAAAGAACTTCAGCAGCATTTGGACTGCTTGGTTCATTAGGGCTTGGGTGGCGGTTTGGATGAGTTGCTGACCCATGCTTTGGAGCATGTCGGCGAAGGCTTCCTCGGCGGATTTACTGCCGTCGACTAGGGCGATAAAGATGTTGGCGATGCCGGCGGCGAGCTGATCGGTGATTGGTTGGATTTTTTCTAAGGTTTGTTGCATG